GAAAAAATATGGGCAAGAGCTACAGGGCATCTTATGGGTCACACAGACGAGGACAGACCTGAGGTTCCCATACTTACGGTAAAAGAAGCGAGAATTGCGTTGTTCCTAAAAACTTTCTGGGTTGTCATTCATGTGATAACATGTTGTTTTATTATTGCAAATATTATACATAACTGGTGAATTATGAGTAAATTAAAAGTAAGTGAATTATTTTATAGCATACAAGGAGAAGGACGCTTTATGGGTGTTCCTTCTATTTTCTTAAGAACATTTGGCTGTAACTTTACCTGTTCTGGATTTGGTATGCCTCGTGGAGAACGTAGTACAGCCAATGACGACATAGCTGAAGTTGCTTACTTATATAACAAGTACGAAGATTTGCCTATAGTAGAAACAGGTTGCGACAGTTATGCTTCATGGGATCCTCGATTTAAAGATCTAAGTCCTGTTCTTACAGTAGATGCTATCGCCAATCGAATGATAGAGATTCTTCCTAATAATAAATGGAACGATGTTCATCTAGTTATAACAGGAGGAGAACCTTTACTAGGTTGGCAACGCAGCTATCCTGACTTACTTAATCACGAAAAACTTAAAAAACTAAAAGATATAACATTCGAAACCAACGGTACTCAAGAATTATCCAAAGAATTTAAACTTTATCTATACAAATGGGCTCATAAAAACGGATATCATAATTTAACCTTTAGTGTCAGTCCTAAATTAAGTGTAAGTGGCGAGACTAGAGAAGATGCTATTCGTACGGATATTGTTAGAGAATATGAAGATCTAGGACATACATATCTTAAATTTGTAGTAGCTACTAATGAAGATGTAGATGAAGCCTTGGAAGTTATAAGTTTATATAAAAAAGAAGGATTCTCTGGACATGTTTATTTGATGCCCGTAGGTGGAGTTGAAAATATATACGCACTAAATAACAGACGTGTTGCTGAGTTAGCAATGAAGTACGGACTGAGATACAGTGATCGTCTTCAAGTACCATTATTTAAAAATGCTTGGGGAACTTAATGAAAGATTTTATTAAAAAAATAACAGGTATTGAAAAATTAGAAAAACAAAGAGCAGAAGCATTGGCTCGATTAGCCGAAGCTCAGGCCAATGAAGAAACAGCAAAAGCAGCTGAAGAAGAAGCCAAACGTAAAGAAGAATTGGCTAAAATGACACCAAAAGAACGAGCTACTGAATTAAAAGAACCTTGGGTAGCAGTACTAGATACCAAAGTAAATCCTGAAAATATCAGAAATGGTTTTTTTGAACTTGACTGGAATGAGTATTTTATTGTACAATTGAAACAAGCTGGATATGGTTTCGATGGAGATCCGGACGAAGAAATAGTAGATCGTTGGTTCCGCGATTTGGCACGTAACATTTTGGCAGAGGAAGGGCAAGATGTTAGTCGCGGTGCCGGTTATATTAATGTCATTCCTATAGAGAAAGGTCGTTCAGAAGTTTCATGAACTATATTCTAGTAGATACAGCTAATACTTTTTTTAGATCAAGACATGTAGTAAAAGGAGATGCTGACATAAAACTTGGTATGGCACTCCATATTACTTTTAACAGTATCAAAAAAGCATGGCAAGATTTTCAAGGTAACCACGTAGTATTCTGTCTCGAAGGTCGTAGCTGGCGCAAAGATTTTTATGCTCCTTACAAGGCTAATCGAGCAGAAACACGAGCAGCGATGACTGCTAAAGAGCAAGAAGAAGATAAACTATTCTGGGAAACATTCGATCAGTTTAAAACTTTTATAGTTGAAAAAACTAATTGTACTGTTTTACATAATCCAGAATTAGAGGCAGACGACCTTATTGCTGGATTTATTCAAACACATCCTAACGATAATCATATTATAATTAGTACTGACAGCGATTTTCATCAACTTATTGCGAAAAATGTTAGTCAGTATAACGGAGTAGCTGAAACTACTACTACATATGAAGGCATTTTTGATAAAAAAGGCAAACGTGTCGTAGATAAAAAAACTAAAGCAGAACTGCCTCCACCAAATCCTGAATGGATTCTATTCGAAAAATGTATGAGAGGGGACACTAGCGATAACGTATTCTCTGCTTATCCAGGTGTAAGAACTAAAGGCAGTAAAAATAAAGTAGGTCTTCAAGAAGCATTCGAAGACAGAAATAGTAAAGGTTATTCATGGAATAATCTCATGTTGCAGAAATGGGTAGATCACGAAAAGAAAGAACACAGAGTATTGGATGATTACGAACGTAATCGTCGACTGATCGATCTTGCCTATCAACCAGAACATATAAAAGAAAAAATCAAAGAAACTATACGTGCGCAGACACAAGAACCTAAAAATATTAGTCAAGTAGGTATTAGACTAATGAAGTTTTGTCAATTGTATGACATGAAAAAAATTATGGATAGTATTCAAAGTTACGCAGAACCCTTTCAAGCGAGGTACACACATGAACATCAAAGCTAAACCAATAGTAGACGGAAAATTTTGGATTGTCGAAGAAGACGGAGAAAAAATTGGCACACTTCACAAAAAAGAAAATAACAAATTTATGTTAAGTTCTAAAAGTGGAGAAAAGTATTTTAATCGTAAAGACGAACTTACAAAATTGTTCGGTAAGGATTTTTTTGAAACAAAAATCAAAACACAAGTTAGTCATACCGAAGTAAGAGAAGTCTATGGTTTTCCAACTAGTTGTTATCCTTTTAATCCTATGTTCAATGTTCAAAAAAAATTGCCGCTGTTTACAAAAAGCAGTGCTAGTAAAAGTTTATATTGCGCAGGATACTATACAATTAAATTCGATAAAGGGTGGGTAAAAAGTTTTTGCCCAAAATTAATTACTATAGAAAGATATGAACACCGAGGTCCGTTTAAAACAGAATTAGAAATGAAACAGGCTCTTTCAAATGCAAAATCCAATTAATACACAACCTATACAGAGTTTTATTCAGCAAGTAAAGGCAGCTGAATTAAGTCAACAAAAAGAAATAAAATTAGACATTAAAACTGCTAAAATGTTAATGTATTGTGTAGCAGATGTTAATGCTCGTCTTTTAGAAAATTATGATGCTGTATTACAAAAAGTTCTTCGAAATACAGGTGAAAGTGTCAATATTGAGATGGATGGGGGCGGGTTTAAATAAAACCAGATAAATATATACGTATATTTGAAGACGTATATGAGTAGGCCCAAACCAAAAGTTTTATTAGAATACATTAACAAAAAAAATTATAAAAGCGAACAAGTATTAGAAGCAGAAGCCATATGGGCTGTTTTTTATAAAGGTGAACCTTTTAATTTAAAAAGTTCAAATAGTCTTACAAGTTATCCTGGACCAAAATATAAAAAAGTTAGTTTTAGTAATCCAGGACACGCACATAATCTTGCTAAAAAATTAAATCAGATGTTTAATTGCGGAGATTTTCAAGTTTACAAATTAACAACTGGTGTAGTGATGGATAATGATTTCTAGAGAAACCTATACAAAGATTTTTTTAACACAAACACAACGCAGTATAGATCCTGCTAATGTAAAACTACATTTATATAAATGGTGGCAAAGTCATAGATCCAAAAATGAAGGCGGATTAAGACTTAGCGAAGAAGGATTTAATTTTTTAACAACAGAATTAGAACTTAAAAGCTATACTGTACCGTTTACAGATCCAATCGATTTAAGTCCACAAGTTATTATTTTTTTCGATAGACATATGGATTGTCCATATTTTCTTACTAATTCAGCAATAGTTGTTTTTTCAGAAAAGAAAAGTTTTGAACTTTATATGTTTTCAGACGATATTAGAAGATACGGTCTTATGAAAGCTATGAATAAACAATTAAAAGATAACCAAATTGAAGAATAAATCAAAAAACTCTTTGACACTATAACGATTCTACAGTATAATCACTTTACTGTAATACAAAAACACATAAAATTCTTAATTTATTTTTTAACAACGAAAGGCAATCATGAGTGAAGTAATTAGTCGCCAAGTAG